AGGAGCTGGTTCTGGATTATTTATGACAAGAGAGCCTACAGATGTATTATATAAAGTAGGGTCTAAAGCACCTAAAGGAGTTAGTACGTTTATTGATGATATAGTGGTTATGGAGTTTGCAGATACGTTATCTGGGATGCCACCGCCAATAGTATATTGAACTGTAAGAGTAGTGTTGGATGGAGCTGAACCGTAAGTTTTTGTGTACAAGAAATTTTCAGGGGATATACTTAAATCAACAACTCTTTCAAAATAATTTAATCCGGACCCTACATTAAAAGGATTAGGTACGATTTCTTCATCAACTTCACTACTAACACCACCTCCAAATTGTATTTCAGTTCTATCGTCTAGTCTAAGTCTAGTTACGAATCTTCTTTCCGTTTGTAAATAAGTTAATAGATAAGGTGCCGAGTCTCTGTATTGAGATAGATTTTGATCATTATGAGGTAAGTTTTGTACAGGAATAGGTATGGTGTCTTGAGCTAAATAAGGTACTTCATACCATTTATTTCCATCTGAATCTGTTATACTTAATATTTCAAGAACGTTGGTTTCCGGTAAAGTAATTTTATCATAAGGTTTAGGTGATGCAAAACTAAATTGTCTTGATAAAATAGTTCCAGATACTGCTTTTACTTTTTTCCTGAATAGATAATTTTCTACTTCTCCTGCATTATCAATAGAATACACGGATATTTCGGTAGGGTCTAAAGAGGAACTATATCGAAAGTCAACAGATTCAATTGTTCTGAACGTGACATTTTCCCCGCTTGTAGCTACTAAATTTGAATCTATAGATAAAGCGTATTTAAAATCAGGTTTGTTGTTAGGCCCATTTCCGGTAGAAGGTACTATCTGGTATATATCTAAATCTGCTGAAGCTCCTGTAATTAAGGATGGCTTAAATCCTAAAGAATTCGCAATATTGTATAAATTAATCTTTTCTTGTACAGTAGATAATAAAGATTCTCTTAACTGAATATCGGTATAAAATGATAGAACATCTCCTACATAAGAAGCGAGTTCTATAAACATCATACCAGGAGATGCTTCATTAAAATCATTATATGTATCAGGAAAGTAATTTCTAGAAAAATCTATTAAAGATTGTCTGAATTCTCCGAAATCTTTATTTACATATTTTACGTCCTTACTAATTAAATTACTTCTTTTACTCATTTTTATAGTATTTCAGCGGCTAAATCATTACCCGAATTATAGATTATTATTGCCCTATTGGCTCCTCTTTCTGTAACGGAAAATGTTATTCTCACATTAACTGAATTTTCTTGTTCTGAATACCCGTAGTTTTGATTACCTCCGATACCTACACTTAAATCTTTAAGAACTATGTAAGGGAGCCAAAATCCTATATCTTCCTCTAGCGAAGATTCTAAAAAACCTCTATTGAACGAACTGTTTTGCTCAAAAACAAAATCTCTAAGTATGGTGCCGAAATTAGGTTGCATATACCGCTCACTTTTTCTAGTCATTAGTAAATTTATCAAATTACTAATCGCTTGATCTTCGGTAGTATAAGATAATTGGAAAGCTCCTACATCTCTTGATGGTTTTTTATTGTACGCCTCTAACGCACTCTTAACAAATGTATTTCTATTAAAAGGTAATAAAATACCAACTGCTTTATCTAGTTTAGTATCAGGTGGATATGCCTTGTATATTATTCTACCCATTATTTAAGTTTTTCCGCTTTTTTAAGTACCGGAGTATAATTTCTAGAAAGTAATTTACTCATTAAATTACCTCCTTCTGATGAAGGTAATACTACTTTACCATCCATATCAACTACAGGTTCGTTTGCGTATGAGTAATTAGAGAAATTTATGTTTTCTGTAGTTGCTGAAGGACCATATTCCATGTCAGAGCTGTTAAAGGGCGTAGTTCCTGATAAAAGAGAGTCTAAAGAGCTGTTAGATTTGATTGGTCTTTGGTCTCTAGCATAAGTATTCTCTACTACCTTATTTGTAGTTCTATTATTTAGATTATTAAATTCTTCTTTTATTATAGATTTTATCTCTTTCTTTAATTCTTGAGATATTTCTTTTATTAAGTATTTTATAAGCGAATTCTTGTCCATGTTTATAATAAATATTTAAAGTGCATAATAAATTTAAAAATTAACTTCTACTATTTTATTTAAATCCACTAATTCATGAGATAAGTGAGCGTAATTGTCTTCATATAGGGTAACTTCTAGTTCTTTTCTTATACAGTCTGAATTAACTAATATCTTTTTTTCTACAAGCATAGATTCTTCTAATATAAACAAATTAGTTGAAAGTAATTTTTCTATGTCTGTGTTATACTTAAATTTATCTCCTATTATATACCAGCCCGGTTTACAGTCTTCTTTTATAACTAATATTAAATAAACAACGTCAGAAACTATTGCTAAAGTTCTTTTACTCTTGAGAATAGATACTATCTTGAATAAATGACCGTAACATTTACCATCCGGGTATATATAATCTATTGGTATGTTTATTAAATCTTCATCCGGATTAAAAGGAGTTCCGGGAGATCCAGGCCCACCGGGTCCGTTTGGACCACCAGGCCCTCCCGGTTCTCCAGGAGTACTTGAGGGATTTCCTCCACCAGGCCCACCAGGCCCACCGGGACCACCAGGCCCACCGGGACCACCAGGTCCGTCAGGCCCTCCAGGGCCGCCAGGAGTACCCGGAGGTGAGGAGGTTCCTTCGCCTTGAGGTGTACCAGGTGTATTTGACGGAGTACCATCAGGTTCGGTAGATTCGCCGCCAACTTCGGGAGTAGGAGATGTGTTAGGGTTGCTAGCTCCGCCAGGAGTTCCCGGTAATTTTACTTCAGGAAGAGAAACGTTAGCATCTATAGAAAAATTAGGTAAGTCACCAGATGGATTACCTATTGAATTTGTAGTAGAATCAGACCCTCCGGGCATATCGGGAGAAGCTGTTACAGAACCTCCTGCTTTACCATCCATTCCCGGTATACTATTTGTAAAGCCTGTAGGGGCTACTCGTGATAGTCCATCTGTTCCTAGCTTAAAATTAGCGGGTAATGCGGGAGGTTGTGGAAAACTTTGAGGACAGCCTCCACCCCAAGCACCTCTATTAGGATTTAGAGTATATTTTAATTTTAATTCTATTATTTTAGGTAGCCTTGGAGAAATTAAAGAAGGCCCTCCAAGTGGTGATGTGGTTATACCTCCGGCGCTAGCTAATAATTGTAATTCCTTATGTAAGCCTAAAACGAATTCTACAAGGTCGTCAAAATTTACATCATGTTCATCCGTAGTAAGTCTTATTTTTGAAGCAGATAAATACATTGTCTTTTTTGCAATCAACATCATATCATCTGTCTTTGCTTGCATTACAATTCTATCTGCATTTGTAGCCGATTGAGCTTTTCTAGAACTTGGAATACTAGACAAAGGAGAAGGACATGCTCTAACAGATACAAATCTTGATAAGGCTTGGTCAGAAGTCCAATAAGTAGTAGAGAAATCATTAGCTGCGTCTTCTATGGCGTAGGACAATGAATCTTTTATTTCTCTATTAGGTATATCTTTTACTTCATTGGGTAATGGTTTACTAGGTCCTATAGGTTTATTAGCCACTATAGTTATTGGATTTCCAGCTTTTCCAGATTTCCATGTTGGTTGAACCTCATGTTGTGGATGAGGTCCCGACCCAATACCTAGTCTTAAAGAAGAACCACCTCTACCAGTGAAAGTAGTGTCTCCTTCAAATGGTTGCATAAAGTTAGCGGTGTATGGTCTTTTAGGGAATGTATTTCCAGGAGTAACGAAAGGCGGTGCCGGTTTATTATCAGATGTTTTAGATCTATTAGACGCGTGAGGTATTTGATTTATTACCGAATCATTAGTTGAATTAATCGGTAAGGGGATATAGTATAGTACTTTATCTAAGTTTGGAGCATCTGTACCATCATATCCGGTAAGCTCAAAAACAACTACGTGTTCTCCTCTTAAGGGTACATTTCTAAAGTTAGTGAATAAAGGCCTAGCATAGTGAGCACGAACATTTCCTATTAAAGAATTTGGGTGTAATTTAATTTTTACAGAGCCTAATGGAAGTGTTCTACCTTTGTCATCTTTTTGATTTTTACCATACGCCTTAAAGGTCTCTATCACTTCCGCCGATACTAAATAGCCCATCTTCTAGTTGTTTATCTATGTCTTGAAATTCGTCTAATAAGTTATCTTCAGCTTTTTGTAGCATCTTTAATTCCGTCAGTTCCTTTTGCGTTTCTTGAGATAACTCTTGAAGTAGCATTTCTTTTTCTTCTTCGGTCAAGTTAAAATCGCCACTTGAAATAGATGCCGCTTTACTATACATCCTTTGTACAATAGCTGCCATTTTTATAAGTTGGTCGTCATTTTTAACCATGACATCAAAAAATTCTTTAACCACCGGTAGAATAACTACTGCATCATTTACACTTTGCACAACGCCATCTAACCCTTTTAATGTCTTATCTAATTCTTTTGATCTTTTTTTAGAATTGCCATAAATCTCTTTCAGAAGATTTGACATGCTAAAATCATCAAATAATTTTATATCTTCCATATTATTTCTTCATGTATTTATTAAATTGCAAATCAAAATCATCTTTAAATATTTTTACTATCTTAGTGATTCTGTTTGTATTTGTCATGGGAATATTGGATCTTTCTCTTATTAATACATATAATGCTTTCTTATTAAATGCATATAAAGATTTACGATGCTTGAAAATGTCAATGATGGAATCTGCTATAGCTTTGTCTAAATTATTTTTAAATGTGCATCTTAATTTTTCATATAATTCTCCCGTCCATAAATTCATAAAGTCATCCAAAGAATCTTTATAATGTTTAGTGACTACCTCGTTTATGATATCTCTCTCTTCATCTATTTCCCATAACTCTGCTTCTCCTACTCTATTTTTATACCCTTTCTTATTTTCCATAATAAGATAATTTATAGCGATCCGGGTAAAAAAAGATTC